ATTTAATACAAGGTCAAACTTCTCTCGATGAACTAGCTTGATTAGATTCTTAACGGCTTGCTCGTGGTGATAGGGGATCTGTAGATCCGAGATAACCAGATAGCGTTTTTTAATCATCGTCCTCATCTTCATAATCGCCGAACTTCTCTGGATCGACTGGGTCTGGCAAGATCCAACCAGGGTACGACTGAGGCTCAGTGATCATGAACATGGCTATATCTTCCTTAAAGCCTGCTCTTTTAAGGCTGCAAAAGTATTCATAAAGCCCAATGCAATAAGCATCTAACTTAGAGTAACCCTGCTCCTCTAGTGCCTTTGTCGCTTTTCTTGCCATGGCTAAATTATCGGTCTAGGAGTAGGTTATAGATCTCATCAACACGCCCATTAAGTCTTTTAATTTCAGACAACAGGTGTGTTATGACAAAGCCGGATAAACCACCTAACGTAGCTAGTGTGGCAAGGTAAAGAGTAAAGAAGTCGGTTTGTGTCACTTCTTCTCTACCTGATCTATCGCAGCTTCTAGGGAATCAACCACGATGTCTGCTACAGACTTCTTGGCGCGGTAAGACTTAATCGCTTGGCGTAACACAGGGATAGCAATTACTCCTGCAATACCTGCGATGATCATTGAGAGGCTATTCATTACTTGCTCCTAACATAGGTATCTGAAAAAAAGCCCCATCATTATCAGCCTTTTTCGTAAAGCTGACATGCATGTGCTTAGTGTGTTTGTTAGCCCCTGTGTATGTGCGCCACTTCCAATTAAGGATTTGGGAACAGATAAGTCCATCGAAGATGATGTAAGTAATACGCTTGTCTTTTTTTGACTTTGATAAGAGTCGAAGCTGATCTGCAAGATCGCCCATGATGTCTGGCTTCGATCCTTTATGTAGGTCACGGTCGATATCGAGGGCACGTACCCAGCCCTGCTCATCTGGATTATGATCAGACTTGCGAGCAGCGTGTCGGGTATCACCGATCCAGCCATCCGATGTGCGGTCACGATCTGGGAATGAGTCATCAAACTGCTCTCTGAGTTGGATTGCAGCTTTACTTAATTGAGGCTTCATCCAAGTAACAGTGCTGCTTCATCAGCTGTAATGCCAAGTTTGGTTAGAAGGGCTGCTTTATCTGCTGCTGCTTTATCTGCTGCCGACTTCTTATCTTTAAACTCTGCTTCCATGTTGTCGAAATGCGCTTGCTCCGCTTCCGTCATGTCGCGCAATGCTTCTTCACCAGTTGCAGCATCTATTGCATAAATCTTTGTCATCTTATCCCCTAGTTCTTATATCCATAGATGCGGATGTTTCCAGCAAGGTTTGTTCCTCCTGTATTGTTAATACTAATACCATCAAAGGAAGTCGTATTATCAAAATAACCACCGACTGTGCCTGCTTCATATGTATCAAGTTTATCGGCTGTAAACCAAGTTCTTTGAGCTGCAAAAGGATTAAGGATTTCTACGGTTCCAGACCAAAGAGATCCGTTTGTGCGCCAGATAAAAGCATGGTTCGCACTTGCTGCGTTAGAAGCGTCAATCGTGCCTGCTGAATAAAGTCGCGCTGTGCCTGAGTAATTGTAGGTCGATGCTGTGTTTGTAGTTCCACCAGTTCTAAAGTTTAGGTTAATCTGGGCTGCGCCACCTGAACCGCTTGTGTTAGTAATTATAAGTTTGTAATAGTCATAAGTTGCACTAAAGCAGTTGTCAATAGTAAAACTTGGAGAAGATGCAAAGTTTGATGAACTGATTAAAGTTAAGCCAGAAGCAGCAGGAGTTGCCCATGCCACGCCAGTTGCAGCAGTTGAATCAGCTGTAAGGACTGTGCCATTTGCGCCTACTGCTAAGCGCGCTGGAGTGTCGTTAGCCGTAGCAGCAATTAGATCGCCTTTAGCATCGACAATAGACTTAGGAACCATTGTTGCCATCGTTGTGTCAATAGCATTGCCCAACGTACGCATGGCGAGCGCGCCATTTTTTACAAGGCTAGTGTCGTCCGGCTCTGGCCATGAATATATAGGACTTGTTGCCATCAGTTAGTTCTCCAGTCGGGATGATTGAGTAATTGTATCATTGAGGATTCTTAGATAGGCGGAATTGAGAAGTCTGTCGCTGAGACATACAGGGTCATATCGACATAGGTAGGGGTGGCATTTACAGCTATGTTTTCCACAAAGCCCTCAAAGGTTCCACCGAGTAGATTGCTAGGTAGATTGTCAATGGATACAGGCTCATTACAAAATGTAGTCAAAAGATCATCTAGCATTGCACTAGGTAGTTGTGGGTTATCTAGACGGAAGCGGATCGCACCAAGTGATCCTCTAGGGGTATTGCGTAAGAATAGTTCTCTTTCAGCAATCTGCTGCATATCGCCTATGTTAAGAATATTAGATTCTGTGGACTTTTCGAATAGCCCATAGGTTGCTATTTTCTCGGCATCTGTCAAGGTTAGAAGCGATGCATAACCTGTAGAGTATTTATAGATCAAGCTGTTGCGTAGGCGAGCAGTCTGTGTCTGAGACTGAATACTGCTAGGAGTTGCATAAGCTGCATCTAGGTCTGTGTAGCCATTAGCAAGGAGATAATTCTCTCGGTGGTCTGCATCGGCATAATAGACCAAGCCATCATTGCCTTCACTGATAATGCCTAGTGCGCTATTGGCTATTTGATCTACAAGGGTCTGGCTCTTAGCTGAGGCAGATGCGTTAATCTGGATCATGTCAAACTCGCCTTGATCTATCTGACCCAAAGAGTTTTCGGCTTGATTCCATGTAACTGTTGCTGGATAGGTAGCCCATGTCAAAGTCGGATAAACCTCATCCCATGTGCCACTTAGGGCTGCTTCCAGAATAAGCGCGATCTGTTCGCCATCTAGGGCAGAAGCGAGGGCTGTGTTATAAACCGCCTTGGATAGTTTAGATAGTGGACCAATACCTAAGATAGTGCCAGTAGTGACAAAGCCTGTCTCGTCTGGGCTTCTAACTCCAATGTTAAAGTCTGAGACTGTGCCCTTAAATACTTGCTTATAAACCCCTGCTGAGTTCTTTAGCTCTAAAGTAATTGGCTCAGTAATGTTGATCGTAAAGGCTGAGTTATCGGCATTGACTATCTGGACTTGGCAGTAACCTGCTGTGGCTTGCCGATCTATGTCTAAGCGACCAGTTGCATAGGAAACAGAAGTAACAGTCGTATATACATCATCACCTACTGTGACTCGCCACTGTGGAAGCCAAGGCATGCTTAGACTGCTCTCAGTGTGCCGCGCTGGGCTGCATCTGTAAGCACTTGGTCAATAGCCTCAGCGATAGCGTTTGGATCACCGATGCCAGTGTTCACAATAATTGTGTTACCGCCACCACCCATAGCAGAGCCAGGGAAACCGCTAGAGGCGTAGTTGCCTGCTGTAGAGGAATAGCCTCCACCACCGACTATAGGAACAAAACTGCCAGCAGCTAATGCATCAAGTAATGAAGGAGTGCCTGCACTTGTTGTTGTGCCTGCTACTGCTGAGGTGCTAGTGGCAGTGCCGCCACCGATCATCTTTAACTTAGCAATAGCAGCATCTAGGTTGGCTAGGTTAATTAGATCCTTTGGAAGGATTGAATCAAGGATGGACTTAATGTCTCTTAGTTTAAGATCCTGATTAGTAAGCACACCAAGGATCTTTAAGTCTGCATTAAGTTTATTGGTTGCATTGTTTATGGCTGCAACATCCTTGGAGGCGATCGCTTCTTCCAAAGCAAGGATAGATTGCTTGACCTCAAGGCGAGCAAGGTCGTTAGTAATCTGTAGCAGTTGCGCTTGGCTAGTAACTTTGCCTAGTTGCTCGGCTGCACTCTTTTCAGCTGCTGCTAACTGGATCTTCTCCATGTCGAAGACATTAGATCCCTTGCCAAGGGCTAGGTTAGCCTTGTCGATAGCGAGTTTTAATTGCTTGGCTTTAAGTTGCTTTAATTCTTCTGCTGTTATCTTCTTGGTAGTTTTAAGAGTAATGTTCGCATAACTTGACTCTAACTCGGCTAGGTGAGCAAGCCCATTCATAGCGCGAGCAGCTGCTGCTTCTTGCTTCTTTCTTTCAGCGGCACCAATCTTGCTTAAGATACCTAAGCCAGTGGCTTGCATAGCAAACTTGAGTCCAGGCAAATTAACTGCTGCTGGGATGCTCTTTAATGCTTCTAGTAATACGCCTACGCCTCTAATTGCATCGGCAGTAAATAGAGCAAAGTCCTCCATGCCCTTAGCAAGATCATCGACTGTAGTATCTTCGCTTAGACCCTTGAGCGCATCTATGATGCCTTTACCGATAATCTCCTGAACGTTTGCAGATGCAACAGATAACTTATCCATCGACCCTTGGAAAGTATTAGCAGAAGCAGTAGCAGCCCCAGCAAAGGTAGTCGAAAGTTGATTCATTACCTCATCAAAGGACTTAGCCTTTAGATCAGCCTTGGAGATGCCTACGCCTAATTTACCTAGGGCTGTGTTATTCCCTAAATATGCTTTGGAAATTGCCCCTGTTACAGAGGCTAAATCTCGTCCTGTGGACGCACTAATATCTAGAGCGATCTGTAATAACTTCTGGCTTTGTGCTGTGTTCCCTGTTGCTACGGCTAACTGCTGATAAGCAGGGCGCAGCTTGTCATCGACTACACCGAATTCTGATTGAAGTCTCTGGATGAAATCTTCTGAGGCTGCTGCATCTCTACCGAGCCCGACATTCTTAAGAGCTAGTGCTAATTGCTTTTGTGCTTTCTCATCAGCGGCTGCTGCCTTAACTGAGGCTTTGGCATAATTTAAGACTGCTGTAGCACTGAAAGCAACGCCAAGAGTCTTAGCCATGTTCTTAATGTTCTTAGTTAATTTATCTGTAGAAGTCTCAGCACTCTTAAAGGCTTTATTGCCAGTGAACTCTGCTGCAATGTCAATAATTATATTAGCCATGATTAACCTCTCGCCTTGGCTGTTGCGTTAAGTTTATCGGCTGCTGTTTTAATAGCATTAAGGACTGACTCTCTAGCCTTGCCTTGGTTTTCTTCATAAGCACGATACAGGGCGCGACCTTCCATCTTGCCATCGCCCTTCATCGCTGCGCCAAACTTGCCATTCTGATTCTGCACAAAGCGACTGCTAG